TTATTTCGTGGGTTTTACAATCTCGCCCACACGTCGATAGACTCTTTTGGTCATCTCTTCGGTGGAGTGTCCAAGCAGCCGGCTAGCGTGCGCCAGCTCGATCTCGCTGGCCGCTTTCGGGCGGATGTCCTTGAACTGGAACTGGCGGATCAGCACTGCCAATGCCGAGTCGCCGTCGGCGCCGGCCTTGATGGCCGCTTTCTCTCGGGCTTCGTCCCAGCGGTTGCGCAGCATCTGTTGGCTCATCCGAAGGCCGGATGTGTTGGTAATCAGCCTCGATGTTTTAATACCGCTGAGGGCCCGGCGTTCCTGTAGGTCATTGATAAACGCGCTCAACCCCGACTGAACACCTTCGTCTTCCAGCCGCAGGCGCAGCTTCTTGGCCGTCTTGCCCTGTTTGACCATCAGGAACCCGTCGACCAAATCAGTGGTTGCCACTTTCAAGACGTCGGCGGGGCGCTGCCCCGTCAAGTAAGCCAGTTTCATAGCGTCCTTGAGTTCCTGAACTGCTGAGTCGTACACGGCATTCCATACGATATCGCCCGCGTAATAATCCCGTGGTGTCTCCTTGTTGCGGCGCACACCGAAGCAAGGGTTTGCGTTGTTGGTCAGGCCCCACTCGCGGGCAATCGTGAACATGTGCGACAGCAGCGCGATTTCCCGGTTGGCCCTGACCTTTGCGGTCCTGGCGTCCCGATACTGCGCGACTACCTGGGGCGTGATCGAATCAATGGGGGCTTGCTCAAATGCCTTCCTGAGCTGTTTGAGTTCCTTCATGTTGTCGTCCTGGGTGCGTAAACCCTTGGTCGGGATGATCTCTTTCACATACCTGTCAAACAAATAGCCCAGCAAGTGGCTGGGCTTCGGTGCTGCTCGACGCTCCAGCCTTGCCCATTCCACTTTAGCCTGGTCAAGGTCGCTTCCCAGTGGGATTTCCTTGCGTTTACCCTCGGCATCCCTGCCGTTGTAGTAGTAACTGATCCACGTTTTTCCGCTCTTGCGCTTGTGGCTTCGTCGGAGCATGCGCGGGGGCAAGTCCCGGTTCGATGTGGTTTTCTGGCGCATTGATCAGCTCACATTCGCCAGGTCGAGCGTCCAGGTCTCAGCCGCAGGATTTACAGCGGAGGGTGTGACGCCCGCCAGCTTCATTCGGGCGTACACCCGGCCAACGATTGGGCGCCGGGCGCCGGTCAAAACATGCTCCCAATGGTTCTCGATTAACCATTGGATTTGCTTGTAAGGCATCTGATAGCCGGTGATGGTGGCCAGCTCTTCGTCGGTCAGGGTTTCGCTTTGGAATTCCATCATCATGCCTCCGCGGTCGGGCCGGCTGCATCAGTGCGAGCACGACGCTTACGAAATTCGTAAATCATGCTGCGCAGCTCTACGAGTGACTCCTGCAGGTCACCGCGGGCGGAGTCGATATTCTCAAGCAGCTCACCTTCGCCGTCGTCACCGCCCTCATCGACGGCCAGCAGAGCCAGGCCATATGCCTGGAACTTCGCCAGTACGTCATCTGCTGACGTTGCCATGTACTCGGCATGTTCGATGGCGTAGTCTTTTGGTGAGCGCTCCGGTAGCACCTGCGATACCGGCGCGAAGTGCTCGCTGTACAGTTCTCTACCACCCTCTGCCGGCTTGAGTGCAGTCACGGCGTCGATACGGTCCCAGATTTTCTTGCCGGTCTCGTCGCAGCTTTCGCGCCAGGGGCCAAGCCAGGTACGCCATATCTCCAACAGATTTACGGCGTCATCCACCCGCTCAATCGCTGCGTTCAGCAGGGCTTGCAGGGCGTCCCGCTCGGCACGGTATTGCAGGGCCTCTCTGTGTTTGCCATGGGCTGAGTTGGCGTTGATCTCGACGAAACGCTTCAGCTGCTCCAGTTGGCGCTGTAGGGCTGAGTTCTCCAGTGCTGTTCGCTCCAGCAGGTTCGCCAGTCCCTCAATGTGTTCTTTCTCGGTTCGGCCGATGTTGGGTTTGGCTGTTGCGAAGTTGCGCGAATAGTCGAGTGCCGCTTGAATGTTCGGTTTCATCACGCGATCCTCCGAAAACTTACGCACCAGACCCAGGGATTGGTGTCCCAGTCGCCGCCGACGGAGTTCCATAACCCGGAGAATCCGTGAATCTCGGCCTCTTTGAGCGTGTGACGTGACGGCGCGGTTTCCAGAAACTGCCTGCACATTTCAGCGTCGACCCCCTCAGCGATGCATTGCTCTGGCGTGATGTCCTGCAACCGCTCGACGCGCACGTCGGTGATCTCCAGCAGGATGCGACTGACCCAGCGCGGCATGTGAGTGGATGGGCGCAATTTCCCTGGGGTGATCATTTCGCATCCGGCCTGCCTAATAGCCCCATCTGCCGGGTACAGGATCGGCTCGCCCTGGCTCAGGTGTCGCGGCGCGAGCACGTCAACCTGTGTGTCAGCTATCCATGTCTCGCGCACCCACAGCCGGTCGCCAGGCTTGCCGTAAGGGCAGGCAATTGGGTATTCCATGCCTTCATGGTCAGACGTGAAGTCGCCAAACGCGTTGTATGGCCACCAGCCGTTGCCGTGGTCAAGCATCATGAAGCCGTCGGCGTGCGCCTTGGTCGCTTTCACCGCCCGGCGCGTGACCATCTTCCGGCCTTCCAGGATGGCGCGCACCATCGGCGCCGAGAACAGGATGGGAAGTTCTTTGGCCTTTATCATGCGGCCTCCGTGGAGCAAGATGCAGGTAGCGACAATGGTTTGTCACCTCCCCGAGCGATGCCAGCGTTCAAATCAACTTTCCTGCCCGCCAACATGCCCGCGATCTGGGCGTCAAGGTCGAGTTCGATATCTGGGGATTTGCGTGCCTTCCCGATGGTGATGTTTGATAGGTATTCCGCTATCAGCGCCTTGTCCTGGCGCTGTACTGCCACCAGCTCACGGCCATCACTTGTCGCGCTGGTGTCGTCTTCGCCCTGTGGGACCAATGCCAGAAGCTTTCCGTAGACCTGGGCAACCCATGCCAGGGCGAAGTGATCACCAGCCGTTTCTGCGGAGTACGAGCTGCGGTACTTGCCAGAGCGGACGCCGGCAGCGTACTGCTTGCGTGCTAGTTTTAGTTTGGTGAGCAAGGCTTCATAGGCATATAGGGCGATGTGCTGAGAGGGTGTCACTCCGATGAACGAAGCCCGCTCCACCACTCGATTCTTGGTTTTGCACCAATCTCTAACGCGCAGTGAGGAACAGTTAAAAACTGCGGCAACAGATGCGCTGAGTTGTTGGTCCCATGCTGGTCGGCGTTCGTTGCGTGAAAACTGTGACTCGACTTCGCCGACGTCGCTGAGCTTGACGTCCATCTCAGTCAAGCGGTATTCGCGCATCAGGGCCTGAGCTTGGCGAAGGGCCGTAGCCGCTTCGTTTTCATTGGCGCTCTGGGAGAGGGCAAGGCAGTGCTTGATCTTGCGGATCGCTCGCTCAAGTTTCTTTTCGTCGATGTGCGCGCTAGTCATTCCGCACCTCCCGATTGTTCGCGGTGTTCGCTTGTATTCGCCCCGGCAAGTTCATGGTCAAACGAAACTCGGAATCCCGCCGCATTGCGGTGGCCGCCGCCGCCGTATTGGCTGGCTATCTCCGATACGTCCATGCCTTCGTCCGTGCTGCGCAGACTAAAAACGCGCCCGGTCGGTGTGTCCCAATAGCAGGCGGCAAAAGGCTCGCCCTGCGCCATCAGGTGGCCGGCGTCACTTGTTAGCGTGTATGGCAGGCTTGCAGCGGGCACGTCGTGACCGCCAATCGTGAGGCGGCGTTTTGTGACGGCCACCAGCTCGGCCACGTCCTTATGATGTTTGCGCTCAATCGCCGCACCATCTGAGCGAAGGGACTGGACGTCGGCGGCCATCAACTGGTCCCAGACTTCGAAGTCGTACGAGTAGCTAAAGAGGTTTGCTTGAATCTCTCGGGTACCGTCCAACTTGAAGAGCCATAAGTCCCGGTCTTCGATATGGCGCAGTAGTTGTGGCGGCTCTTGGTCGGGGAAGTAGTGGTCCCAGGCGAGCATCGCGCCGCTGCGGTTCATATCAAAACAGCAAGCAATTGCCGGGCAATTATGTGTGCGGGCAAAATCGTGTGCTGTTTTCCAGCCGAGCAGTTGGGGGCCGCCGTCCTGGTAGGCATCCTCTTCAATGCCAGCGTGGAATTGCTCAAAGCGCACCAGATCGTCGGCAGCACTTTTGTGGTGGTCGAGCACGATGATGGTGTTGGCCGAGCGGGCAAGCGCCGATAGCACGTCGTACTTGTAACTGAAATCGACGATGACAACGTCTTTCCCGGTAACGTCTGGTGGCTCTTGACCGTAAACCCCTGGCACAAATTCGACATTGCTGCCGAGCGCCTTTCGAACAACCCATGCAGCGCCGAAGCCGTCAGCGCAATTGCCGTGGTAGATGCACATGGTTTTCATGCTGCGTCCTCCGCCACTGATTGAGTTGGGTAGGCTGACACCCACATTTTCGCGGCGAAGGCGATGAGGTCCCGCTGCTGTTTGGTTACTTTGCTGACCATTGTTTCGGTGCCGGGGAATGCTTGCCATGTTTCCACTGCGAGACGCAGCGTCGTGCCTACGTTGGTCAGCAGTTCATGATCTGCAAAAGTGCAGACTGATTTAGCCCGAGCTTGTGCTGCGTGGCGGAGTTTGATTTGGTTCTGGAGGTCATGCCTCAAGGCTTGAGCCTCTTGATGATGCAATTCATTTTGGCCATTTAAGCCCTTTGCAAGGCCGCGGGCGTAAGCTTTCTGACTGGCCTTGATCAGGTAGAACGCAGTTGCGATCCAGCCGATTAACAAGCCAATGACGATGATGGTGGTTTCGGTTTGCATGTGCTGTATGCCTCGTTAGAGCCCGCCGCCGGACAGTTTTGGTGAGAGGACGGCGGCGGGGTGTTGCAAAGAGTTAGCTAGAACGTTGCTTCGTAGAGCGGCACGTCGTTAATGGCGCCTTCGATCTTGGCGCGCACAGCGTTGTAGGCTTCCTCAAGCACCTTGTCTGCGCGTACCAGTTCAAACCACATCGTCAGGCGGCCTTCCTGAATGCGATAACGGAAGCGGGCTGGCACGCAGAACATTTCACCGCCCAGGAACGGTTTGAGCGCGATGAAAAACTCTTCCGGGATGCGTAGCTGGCCTGCCTCGCCGGCGCGCCCCTCGATTTCTTCGTTGTAGGTCAGCTGAACCTGCCCATTGTCGAGGCGGGTGCCTTGGCGGAACGTGATGTTCTTTTTGGCTTCCAGCGTGCGGCTGATTTCCAGCATGTCTGCGGCACTGGGGCTGTTGTTCTGCTCGGGGTGGTGGGTGATGTCCTTCACGTTGTCTTCAATGAATTCAGCGAAGGTCGCCTGGTCCATGCGCTTGCGGTCTTTATCTTTCCAGTTGCCCCATTCAACGGTGGTCGGGCAGCGGTACGTTGCGACGTGATCGCGCCAGGCTGGTGCGGCCGGGTCGTGGTAGTCGATGACGGCAGTGAAGGTGCGGCCTTCGGGGCCATTGCAAAACACGGCGGTGGCCTGAGTGGCAAAGCGGTTCACGTAGCTGATGAACGATTCGGCGTCGAGTACCGTGAGCTTCTGCTTGATGCGTGATGGCGCAGGCAGAAGATTTTCCAGGCTTTCGATATTTACACCGTTCGGTACGAGTGCAAGTGGTGCGGGAATACCTGGGACTTCCATTGGCTTGCCGAGAGATTGAGCCAGGGTGACCAGGTGCTGTAGGGCTTGTTGCATTGGATGTGCTCCAGTGGTTTGCGATTTGGTGAGAGGTTGGTGCTACGGCTGTTACTGGCTGACCTGGCGCAAGGCACCGGGCGCCGGATCGCCCTCGACGCTACGCAGCGGGATTTCCTGCTGGCGCGGGTCGCGGCGGGTGATGTTGCCTTCGGGCGTGAGGAAGAACAGGGACGTACCGCGAGCCAGAACAGGCTCTTTGGCCTTGACGTCGGCCTTCACCGTCATCTGGCCGCCGCCATCAGGCTTGTAGGTGAGCTTTATGGTCAAATCGCCGCCCTTGCCGGTCATGCGGATGGCGTCGATCAGGCTGTGCTGGGCCTCGGTTAGCTCATCCAGCAGGCCGCCGGCTTCGATGTCGCGCAGGGTGTCCACAAAGGGACGTGCTTTGGTGCTCATGTGCTGTGCCTCATTGGGTTATTGCCCCTGGTCGGCAGGGGCTACCGTTTGAATCAGGCCGCTTGGCTCGTCGCCTGGGCGTCGAGGTAGTCGGCAAGGTCGTGCAGATAAACGACAGGCTTGGCGCGTACGGAGCAGTGCAGGCGCTTGACTACCAGCTCGATCCGGCCTGCCTTGATTTCGTTGAGCAGGTGGCGGTCGGTGCGGATGTGCGTGAAGTACTGCTCACGCACGGCGGTCAAACTTGGGCAAGGCGTGGCGAACTGGCGCCGGAGTTGTTCCAGGGTGGTGGTCACGCGGATTCCTCCCCATGCCCCTCCTTTCGGGGCACCAGCTTGAGGCGGATCAGTTCGGCGAGACCTTCTTTGCTCTTGCCCTTGGCCGCTGCCAGGACGTTGCCCTTGGCGTCTGCAACGACGGCACCGTATGGATATTCCGGGCACTTGACCGGTGTCACGTAGGCGACTTGGCCGTCGGCGATCACTGCATCAACGCAGCGGAACACTTCGGCAAGTTCCACCGACACGCAGGGCAATGCCTCCAGCAATGCGACAGCTTCGGCTGAGGCGCCAATCAGGGTGGAGCGGCTGATCACTGTTGGATGGTTGAGGTACATCGGCACCAATTTCAGGGCGCCTACAGCGGAGTTGATGGCGGTGGGCTTCATGCTGCGGCGTCCTTCTTGGTGATAGTGATGTCCAGTTTTCTGGCGATCCACTCAACGCCCGCTTCCTTGACCATCACCACGGAATAATGGGTGTAGTTACGTAGTGCCGGATTCCAGCGGCTGCGTGGGTCGGAAAACAGGTAGCCACGCTCACGGTGAGCGCTGGCAAGGTCGCCGGATGAATTCAACACGCCCAGTTCCCGCAACCTGGTGCGGAAGGCGCGGGGCTTGAGTCCGAGCAAAGCGGCGGTTTGTTCCAGGGTGCGGTTCATGGCGGCAGACCTCAGGCGAATTGCTGTTCGCGACGTTTGTGGCGTTCACGTAGGCAGCGAAAGGTTTCATCCAGCGAGCGCAGGAACTCTTCGACGGTCCCGTCATTGCGCAGATATAGGTCGTTGTCGTTGGCTTTAACCCCTGTCTCGCTGATATGCGCGTTTACGGGTTCTGCGTTGCGGCGGTTGATGTGGATTACCGTGCCGCCGCGTCGGCGGATAAGGTCCGCTTCGTTCTCGAACCGAATATCGCTAACCACGAACCCAATCACCGCACCCAGTGCGGCAGTGATGTAGTCGAGGTTCTGCTCTGCGAGCATCACCCACACGTCCGGGTGGATGGTGTCGCGTGCCCATTCGGTGCCCATCGACTGCATCAGTTGACGCGGCGACCGGTCCAGCCAGGCCAGTGGTTGCTCCTTGCGGTCGCCTTCGAAGTCGGTAGGGTCGAGGTTGAAGATCGCCATCAGGCCATCGCGGAGCGGATCAGCGAACGCGTAGTGCTCCAGCAGGTAAGTGCCTACCAGGTGCTCGGCGGCGGTCGTCTTGCCGGAGCGTGCGCGACCAGTGAGGCCAATCAAAAGAGGCTTCATGCTGCGTTGCCTCCCCATGGACCCTGGTCATCGCTGGCGACGGCTGCGGGGGCTGGTGCAATGGTGGCGCGTCCCAGATTGACGATGACAAGAAGGCCAGTGCTGCGCTGGATACGCTCTACTGCGGCGGGGCTGGTCGCCGCCGCCGGGTGAAGGTAGACCGGGCAGCGGGTGTTGCTGTGCTGTGTCGTTTGCATGTCTCGTACTCTTTGGTGAGAGGGGTACGAACAAACAATACGCGTTTATTTGTTTTTTGGTCAACAGGAAAATTTGTAATTGTTTCTTTGATTAACAAAAAGCCCGCATTGCGCGGGCTTTTCGTACAACATTCGCTGTCAGCGTAAAACGGAATACCAGAAAATGCGGCCCAAAATAACTATCCCTTCCGTCTGAATCTGTTCCTCCGGGTACTCTTCATCTGGGTGCTCGTCCCTATTGAAGCTCCGCATACGTAAGCCACCGCGCGGTAGTCGGTAAAGGATCTTCACTCGGAGCTGCCCGTTTTGACTGATAGCGAAAATATCCCCGTCCTTTATGGCTGTCTTCCCTCGATCGACCCCGGCCAAGCTGCCATCAGGGATAACTGGAGCCATGCTGTTGCCGGAGACGACGATGCATACGATGTTGCTAGCGTCGACTCCAAGTGATTGTAGCGACGATTGACTAAAGCCAAGCTTTACCGTGCCGTGCTCTTCTATTTCCGTACGCCCAGAACCTTCGGGCTGTTCAACTTCCTTGAGCATGGGAACCTCGACTTCATTTTCAAGTGGAGGTCCGTCTTCCCATACAGCTATAGGGGCATCAATTAACTTGGCGTTGGATTGCTTCGCGACTGTCGATGAAAGCTCCCAGCTCTCGTCGAGCGCCTCCATAGGCATGCTAAGCACCTGGGCAATTTTCATAGCGTGCTTAGTAGTCTGAGACTTTCCGCCCTCGAATGCCGCATACACCTGTTGAGTGAGCTTTTTAGGCGGAACGAGTAGGGCTGTGACGCGCGTGGCGACATCCGCTTGAGTCAAATCAAGTTCTTCGCGGCGGGCTTTGAATTTCAGGGCCAGGCGGCTTGGGGTGGGGAGCTGTTTAGTCATCAAGCGAGGCTACAAAAAGTTTTGTATTTCATCAAACATAAAAAGATGTTGAGAGATAACAAAAATAGTTGTAATTTCTCGTTGTGATTTTAGTTCGAGGGTTGAGATGAGCATTTCGAATTCCATGCGTGAGGCGCTTGCCAAGGCCATCAGCCTTGCCGGCGGCCAGGCCGCGTTCGCGGTGCTGGTCTCGACGCCAGAGCGGAACGTCTCTCAACAGCTCGTCTCGTACTGGTTCAGAAGGGGCGAGCTTCCTGCTGAGATGGTATTGCGAGTCGAAAAACTGACCGGAGTCCCGAGAGACGCATTGCGTCCTGACGTTTTTTTGCTACCGGTCGACCTGCAAGCAGCTTAAAAAAGGCGCCGGGCCGGGGCCTCTCACCAAAGATCCCCCAGCCCGGCTACGACGATACACAGCACATGCACATCGGTCGTGGTCGTAGGATAGGGCGTGCCCGTTTCTATGGCTAGACCGTAAACGGAGTATTTACGGTTATGAGTCGAACAGAACAGTCACCGGCCATTGCGCCGGTTCTTTCACTTCGCAAGGCAATCTATCGTGCGGCGCATGATTACCGCGGCGGTGTCACCGCCCTGGCGCTCGATATGGTGATGGAATACGACAGCTTGCAAAAGAAGGTCAAACATGACTTTGAACAGCGCTGGCTTGATCCCGATGAGCTGGAAGAGCTGATACGGCTGACGGCAAATCCCTCGTTACTCGATGCGCTGATGCGACCTGCCGGTATGGTCTGGTACAAGCCGGAAGCGGCGGCGCCTACCAAGGAAGCCTTGCTGGCTGTCAGCAAGGTGTTGCACCGGACGGGCCTGTTTGTTTCCAGCATGCATGAAGGTGCTGCCGACAATATTTGGGAGCCGCATGAGGTTGAATGCCTGGAGAAGCACGGCGCCGATGTGATCCGTGCGGTGCTGGGCATTATGGCTGGGGCCAGGCAAGCAATGGAGGCCCGCCAGAATGACTGACATCATTGATATTGCCAACGATCAGGCCGAGTACTTTCTACAGGTCGCACTTGATCGCCGTCAGCGCCCGACAAGCGCCGTCAGTGCCCAGTTCTGTGAGGATTGCGACGAGCCTATCCCGTTACTTCGTCAGCAGACGATCCAGGGTTGTGCGACCTGCGTCAGTTGTCAGGGGTTGCGGGAGCGGCGGCGATGAGTGAGCAACCCACCAGCACAGCGATATCGTCCTGGGCGCGCCGCTACATCGAAACCTTTAACTTTGCACTGGTCCCTATTGACCCAGGCGAAAAGGCGCCCAAGGGCGTGGGGTGGAACAAGCCAGGCGGTTACATCACCGACCCGGCCGCCGCCGAAGCATTCTGGCAACGTAATCCCAACCACAACCTGGGCGTAGTGCTCGGGCCAAGTCGGGTTTGCTCGTTGGACGTTGACGATGTGCCGTGGACGCGGTTTGTGCTGTTCGACCAGATGGGCCTCGATTTAGATGCAATGGCGCTGGTCTATCCGACCATCGTGGGTAACCCATTGCGGTTCCGCGTGCTGTTTAAAATGCCGGATGACATGGAGCTGACGCGCCACTCGCTTTCCTGGCCCAATGAGAACGACCCCGATGGGTCGATTCACAAGGGGCTGCTGGCTCGGGCGAAGGCGGCGAAAGAGCAGGGGGACACCGCTGGTGAGGCGGCTGCAAAAGCTGAGGCCGACGAATACAAGCGGTTCACGGTGTTTGAGCTGCGGGCGGGCCTGGTGCAGGACGTATTCCCGCCATCAATCCATCCTGGCACTGGTAAGCCGTACACCTGGCGCACGCCGCCGAATGCAGCGGATGGCCTGCCGGTCCTAACCAATGAGCTGCTGAACATTTGGCAGAATTGGGACGTCTTCAAGCGCAACGCCGAAGCGGCGTGCCCATGGGCGCCAAAGCCAAAGAAGCCCGCCGCGAAACCTATCAAGCGCGCTCCACCTGCTGATGGCAAGCTCTCGGTGATTGATGAGTTCAACCGGTGCCACGATGTGGAAGAGCTGTTGCGCGCCCACGACTACATCAAGCGCGGTAACAAATGGCTGTATCCACACAGCAGCACCGGGCTGCCAGGTGTGACTGTCACTGACCGCAAGGTCTACTCCCACCACGGTGCCGATCCGCTTGCCAACGGTCACCAAAATGATGCCTTTGAAGTGTTTTGTCTGTTGGACCACGATGGTGACCAGTCGAAGGCAGTGAAGGACGCCGCCCGGATGTTGGGCATGCAGCATTCAACGCGGCCAGGTCCGCACGATCTTCCCCCAGCCCCATCTGCGGATGCAGTCGGGCAGGACTCTGGCGTGCCGAATGGCGAGGCCGCTCCGGCTGCTGACGGGGGCGCGGGGGAAGAGCTGACATATGAGCAGGTACTCCGGCGATACGTGCTGGTCGAGGGCACAACCCAGGTGTGGGACCTCGATAAAGCGCGGGCGATGAAGAAAACTGCGTTTGAGGCCCGTGTCGGTAAGCCCCTGGCGAAACAGTGGATGGATGACACCCAGAAAAAGCTGATCTCGGACGATAAGGTCAAAGAGATTGAGCAGGCCCGCAAGATGGCGGGCAAGAAGGGTGGGGCGCTGAACCTTGAGCCGATTGAGCGCTATGTCTATATCGACGGCACCAAGGATGTTTGGGACCGAGAGAAGAAGCGTCGTGTTCCAGAGGGGGCGGTCAAGATGGCCCTCGGCGACATGTACGGCATGTGGTTGAACAGCCCGGCTCGCCGTGTGGTTGACGTGGAGAACATCGTGTTCGACCCGACAATGACCAAAGATCCGAACGTCTATATCAATACCTTCGACGGACTGCCCATGGAACCGAGCCGCGATGACGCGGCGTGCGAGAACCTGCGGTGGTTGATCTCTTTCCTGTGCAACCACGATAAGTCGTCGAACGATTGGCTGGTGAAGTGGCTCGCGTATCCCTTGCAGCACCTTGGTGCAAAAATGGATACGGCGGTGCTGGCTCATTCCACCATGGAGGGCTCAGGTAAAAGCCTGCTGTTCGCTGATGCCTTCGGTTTGTTGTACGGGCAATACGCTGCCACGGTCGGCCAGACCCAGCTGGAAAGCAACTTCAACGCCTGGCAAAGCCGGAAGCTGTGGGCGGTGTTTGAGGAAGTGGTCAGCCGAGACCAACGTTACAACCAGGTGGGTAAGATCAAGCACCTGGTGACCGGCAAGACGGTGCGTATGGAGTCGAAGTTTATCAACGGTTGGGAAGAGGCCAACCACATGAACGCGGCGTTCCTAAGCAACGAGATTATGCCGTGGCCGATTGCTCCAAGCGACCGCCGAATGCTGGTGCTTTGGCCGATGGAAACGTTACCGGTTGAGCGGCAGAAGGCGGTTGGCCGGGAGTTGGAAAACGGCGGTGTAGCGGCGCTTTATGCGTGGCTGTTGTCCATCGACCTGGGCGACTTCGACCAGCGTACCAGGCCGCCCAGCACTGATGCCCGTGAGCGGCTGGTGGCGTTGAGTCGGGCCAGCTGGCAGACTTTCCTGTTCCTCTGGCAATACGGCGAACTTGGGCGCGATATGTGGGGCGCCTGCTTATCGACAGACCTTTACGCGATGTTCCTGGAGTGGTGCCACCGCAACAAAGAGCATGTGATGAGTCAGACGAAGTTCTCGTTGTTCATCAGCTCCGAGGTGGATAAGACCCGCGCCATCCCCTGGACCGACGGCAGCAATCGCAAGTTCGGGGCGTTCTTCTTTCCGCGTGATGACCAAGCTTCCCAGCCCCCATCACTCAGGTCGGCCGACCTGGGGAAGGCGGTGGTTGCTTGGAGGGCAGCGGCACGCCTGGCGGGCTGGAACGTCGACAACTGGGACCACATCAAGGCGGCGGCAGCATGAATCCGACTAAAAGTGTGTTGGGTGTGTTGGGTGTGTGTTGGGTTGGTTTTCGATACCCCACACAATTTAAAGCCTTCTATTTCGCGGCTTTCCGGCTTGTGTGTTGGGTGTGTTGGGTTTGCCGTCGCGCACGCGCATGGGTGACACTATTTCAATCCATGACGGCACGGTTTTTTTCTTATGCGATGACCGTTAAACCCAACACACCCAGCACACTCAACACAGACGTTTTAAAGCTATTGAATTTAAAGGCTTTTAGCTGTGTTGGGTTTGTGTTGGGTATGGCGTTTTTTGTGTTGGGTTGGGTTTTTAGCGGGGGAGCGGGGCAATGATCGAAGAAATGGAAACTCTGTTGAAGCACTGGGCCGAGCAATGCCGAAGCAATGGGATGGGCGGCGGAATGGGAAGCCCCATGGCTACGATAATGGAGTGGGGTGGTTGCGCTCCTCGCGGTACGCCTGGCCCCCGCATTATCCTTGGTGCTGGCGCTGGTCCTGATGGTGTTGCTCAAGAGGTCACTGCTGGTTTGTCTGAGATTGAGCGCCAGGACAAACGTGGCGAGGCACTGGCCCGGTTGGCGGTTGTTCGGTATGGGAGTGACCCCACACCAAGCTGGCTTATGCAGATGCATCTGGCGGGCTTTTCATCTACGGCCCGTCAGACGTATTACGATCAGGTGCACGCTTTGCATCTGCGGTTGCTTCAAGCGCTGACCCGCCGGGCAGAGGTTCGAAAACAACTGGCCGTTCGTCGGGGCGGACAGACTCAAAGTGTTCTCAAAGTTGCGTCAAAGTTGCGTCGAGCGAATTAACCGAAATTGCCCCCTTTTCGGTTCCGTACTCAAGGGGTAAAAAGTCCCCACGATATGGAATTTGCGCCTCGGCGCTGACCTCGCACGTGCTGTGCAGCTTCACCCGGTTCCCCTAGACCGGTTCCTCAACCCCGCCTTGTGCGGGGTTTTTAATTTCTGCCCGATGGGTTTTTGCAATGGAGTTATCAGCATGGGCGAGCCAGCGAGCACGGCTGCAACTGTTGTCGTGGCCGGCGCCGCCGGTACTGCTGTAACGGGGTTGCTGACCGGTGTTGATGGGCTTGCCGTAATCGGCGCTCTTGCCGGTTCACTTGTATTTTTTACCACGACCGAAGAGTTGCCCGTCTGGAAGAGGTTGGTGTTCCTCCTGGTGTCATTCGTGATGGGTTACTTGTTCGCCCCAGGTCTCGGTGAACTGGAGTTGTGGGGCATTCGACCGTTCAAGCACTCCGGCCCGGCTGCGTTCGGTGCGTCGGTACTGGTTGTCACGGTTGCACTTGCCATCATCAAGCGACGCGGTCTCGATGCCGAGCCGCAAGGGAGGCAGGATGGATAGTCACGTGATTCAGGCAGTGCTGACCCAGGCCACGTTCTGGTTGTGCGTGGCGTTGTTCGTTCGCTTGTTCACCTTCCGGCGCCGTGGGGCGCGCTTTCGCCGCGACATGAGCTGCCTTGCCTGGATGGTGATGGTGGCGTCCGGTGCAGTGATTGTTTACATCGGCAAAGGCCAGTTGATCATGCCGCGTAACGCGTGGCCGCTGGTGGTACTGCTGGCGGTGTTCGTTGGGTCGGTGTGCCAGAGTTCGGGCAACCTGGCCCGCGTATGGCGAGTCGGTTAACTGTGATGGCCGGAGATGATGCACATGATGCGGCTTGAGATGCGCGACAACATCGACCAGATCGTCAAGGAGATGCGTGGCATCAGCCGGTCGAAGGTGCCCACGGCAGCAGCCAAGGCGTTGACCTTCACGGCAGAGCGCGTCCAGGCCGCCGAGAAGGCTGAACTGGCGCGGGTGTTTGATCGCCCCACACGCTGGACACTGAACGCCATCTTCAAGCGCAGCGCCACGGTCAACCGGTTGTATGCCCGGGTGTGGGTCAAGGATGAAGCCAGCTCAGGTGTGCCCGCGTCCAAGTACTTGCCGGTACACATGGATGGTGGCAACCGCCCGCACAAGCGCTTCGAGAAGGCGCTGATTCATTACGGCCTGATGGCTGCTGACATGTATGCAGTACCAGGTCGGCGTGCCCGAATGGATGGCAACGGGAACATCAGTCGCGGCCAGATCGTGCAGATCCTTTCCGCCCTCGGCGCAGCAGAGCGGGTGTCGGGCTTCATGGCTAACCGCACGAAACGAAGCAAGCGACGCAACCGCAATGCACCGGACTACTTCGTGGGTCGGCCCGGTAACGGCACCGGACCTCGCGGTATCTGGCAGCGGGTCGGCAGTGGTGCCAGGCCCGTTCTGATCTTCGTCAAGCGCCCAACTTATCGACGGCGCTTTGACTTCTACGGGGTCGCCAATCGCGTGGCCCAGGCCGAGTTCGAACCGCTGTTCCGGCGTGCCCTGGCTCGGGAGATGGAAAGGGGCTGACCTCCCGTCGATTTCGTGCTTTTTCTCTTAAAAAGTGGCGACATTTCAATGATTTGGCAGGTTTTAGTCTTGACAGGGGCATATGTGCCCCGAAATCAATGGGTCCTTCCGGGCACCGGGGCCAACGGGGTAATTCGAACCCCGACTTTTTCACAGATTCAACCTGACATAGGGGGTTCCGCTTCCATGTCGGCAATAGGACAAGACCATGCAAACCCAACGTGAAGTCGCTGATCACCTGGACATGAGCGAGCGAAATGCCCGCGATGTGCTCAAGGCGTTGGACCTGGACTGGCAGACCGCAAGCCTGGACGAGATCCGGACGGCCTATATCCGCGACCTGCGCGGAAAAGCCGCTGGGCGTGGGGGCAGCCAGCTGGAACAGCTCAACAGAGCGCGCATCGATGACCTGCAGCAGAAGTCGGCAAACGGACGGTTGGCCTATCACGAAAAACTGAGATCACTGATCCCGGCAAGTGAGGCTGAGCGGGTGCTGTCCGACTGGGCCAGCTTCGCAAACCGGGAATACCTGGGCGGCCTTGAACGAATCATTCAGGAAATCGAGAACGTGCAGAAACTCACGGTAGATCGAACAGTGGTGGCCAAAGTTGCTGGACCTACAACCGAGCGAATTGCAGGCTACGCGCGAAAACTTGGCGCGGAGCTTGTCGGCAGCAGCGGGGAAATTCAACCCGCCCCGTGATATCCCGACCGCGCATTACATGAGCACCGAGTTTTACCTGCCCGCCGAGAGCGGTGTGCTGCACGGGCTCTACGACTTCCAATACACGCCTTACTTTCTCGGCGTCGCCGCCGCCCTGGACGATCCTCGGGTGAGCGAAGTTGACCTGATGAAAGCGGCGCAGATCGGCTGGACGTGGTTCCTGATCGGCTACCTGTTCAAGTTCATCCACAACCTGCCGCGTCCGATCATGATCCTGTTTGCCAAGGAAAAGGACGGCAAGAACTTTCACGACGAAAAGCTCAAGTTCGGCGTCAACGCGAATACCGAGGTGGCGAAGCTCATGCCGGTGGACGTCAGCCGCACATCGGGCAACCGATGGGACCATAAGACCTTTCCAGGCGGGTTCCTCAAGCTGGTCGCGTCCAACTCCCCGGGCAACGTCAAATCCACGTCTTCTGTGGGCTTGTCGGTGGTAGAGGAACCGGACGATACCAGCGACGACGTGAAGGGGCAGGGCGATGCGATCGCTCTGCTGGAAGAGCGTGGCAAACGCTATCCCGGCTCTAAGATGCTGGTTGGCGGGACGCCGGCAATCAAGGGCGCGAGCAAGACCGAGGCGCGCCTTGCACAGACCGATTGCCGGGTACTGCCGGTTATCTGCCATTCCTGCGGCCAGGCGCATGTGCTGGACTTCGCTCATATCAAGTGGCTCGACATTGAGGAAGAAGCAACCCCTCATGATATCTACGGCCGCGCGGATCCTGATACCGCTGGCTATGGCTGCCCGCACTGCGGCGAGATCTGGGACGACTACCAGCGTAAAGAGAACATCCGCAACACGGTGTTCAATGCGGTCGAAGCCGGCGACCCGTACTGCGGTTGGGTTCCGACCAAGCCCTTCGCCGGGCGCGCCGGGTTCATTGAGCTGAATGAACTGTATGCCTGTTTGCCCGGCACCAGCCTGGCCGACATCGTGCGCGAAAAACTCAACGCCGAGCACCGGGCGTCGATGGGCGACCTGTCGCTGCTGATCAAGTTCGTTAACCAGAAGCAAGGCCGGGCCTACGAGTACAAATCTGATCTGCCCGAAGCTTACAAGCTGGCCGAACGCGCAGAGGACTACCCGGAGATGTACGTGCCCATGGGCGGGATCGTGGTCACCGCCGGCGTCGATGTGCAGCACGATCGCCTGGCGGTGGTGATGCGTGCCTGGGGGCGAGGTGAGGAATCTTGGTTGCTTTACTGGGGTGAGATCTACGGTGAGGTGGTGTTGCCTGACCAGGGCGTCTGGTTGGATCTGGAAAAGCTGCTGTTTGCGGCAATTCCACACGCCTGCGGCGCCAAGCTGAAGGTGTTGGCTACGTCACTCGACACCTCCGACGGCACGATCACCCAGGACGCAGCTTATGCGTTCTGCCGCAAACACCAACGCAACGGCGTGATGGCGATCAAGGGCGCGAGCGAACGCGGCAACACCCGCGACGACGAGCGCCGGGAAATCTTCAGCGCGCCTCGGCAGGGCGTCGATACCGACAAAGAGCAAAAGGCATCGAAGTACGGCCTGCGCCCTTACATCGTCGGCACGTCGCGGGCCAAGGATCTGTGGATCGAGGGTCGGCTGCCGTTGACCGGTGATGGTCCTGGCCGCATGCACTTTTACAAGACGGTGCGTCCGGATTACTTCCGGCAGATCACCGCCGAAGTGAAGGCGCCCAGTCGTCGGCATCACTACCGCAAGGTGTGGCAGAAAAAGGCTGGTGAGCCGAACGAAGGCACGGACTGTGAAACGTATGCCTTGCACGCGGCCCGCTCTCTGAAAACGCACCTACTGCAGGAGCAGGATTGGGCGGCACTCGATGCACAGATCCGACAGGGTGGGTTGTTCGATCAGCCCGATCCGGTTAAGCCAGAGACGGAGCCCGATATCGAAGGGGCGGCCCCTGAACCATCACCACCAGTTGAACCACCCGATCTCCCGCCTGCTGGCGGGAGAGTTGTTTCTGGGCGCCGCAGTGCAATGCGCGTGCTCTCCCAACGTAGGAATTAATCATGGCTATCACCCTGGAACAAGCACAGGGCCAGCTCCAAGCCTGGCTCGATGCGAGCATGAAGGTCAGCCAGAAGCAAAGCTACCGGATCGGCACCCGACAGCTGGAGTACGCTGACCTTGCCGAGATCACCAAAACGATCGACTACTGGCAGAAGCAAGTTGATGGCCTGGAAAGCGGCCGGCCACGGGGGATTGTCCTGCGTGGAATCACGCCGCGATGAGCCGCGCACCGAAAGCCCCAGAACCCACACTGCTCGACAAGGCCATCACTTGGTTGAGCCCTGAACGCGGCGCCAAGCGCATGCATGCCCGCCTCACAATGACCGCGCTGGGCGGTTACAGCGGCGCATCGAAGGCCAAGCGTTCGTTAAGCGCGTGGAACCCGGCCGCCGGCAGTGCAGCGGCTGACTTGTTGCCCGACTTACCCACGCTGCGCGAGCGTTGCCGTGACCTTGAGCGCAACAACCCCATCGGCGGCGGTGCGATCAACACGGTGACGACTAAAACGGTCGGTACCGGCTTAGCGCTCAAGTCCGTGGTGAATCGCCAGATCCTCGGCTGGGATGAAGATCAGGCCCGGGAGTGGCAGCGCAAGACTGAATCGCTCTTCAAGTCCTGGGCGGAAACCACCTGCTGCGACATCACCCGCGAGCAAAACTTCTATGGCTTGCAGGATCTGACGTGGCGTTCGGTACTGAGCAGCGGTGATGTGTTTCCGCTGTTGACCCACAAGGAGCGCCCTGGTCATCACTACTCGGCGTGTATACAGCTCATTGAAGCTGACCGAATCTGCAACCCGTCGGGCAAAGCTGATACGGAAACCCTCACCGCCGGTATCGAACGTGATGCCGACGGCGCTCCGATCAAGGCTCACATCCTGCGCAGCCACCCAGGTGCGCTGGGCGTTAAAGAACGGGTATGGGATGAGCGTCCGTTCTTCAACGAGCGTGGGGGGCGGGTGTTGTTGCATGTGTACCGACGCCGCCGGGTGGGCCAGCCGCGGGGCGTGCCGTACCTTGCGCCGGTGATCGAAAAGCTCAAGCAATTGGACCGCTACACCGATGCCGAGTTGGAAGCCGCGGTGGTTTCGGCGTTCTTCGCTGTGTTCATCAAACCGGGGACAGGCGGGAGCCTAAGCCCATTGGCATCTGCTGCCACCGGCAACACGCCTGTCGGTGGTGACCGGCCTGCGGGAAGGGAACAGGGTGGCTGGGACGGTTCACTTAGTGGCGGCATTGTCGCCGAGCTGGACGATGGCGCGTCCATCGACACTGCGGCCCCAGGCCGCCCGAACATGGCGTTTGACCCGTTCGTGCTGGCTATGCTGCGCCAGATCGGCATGGCCCTGGAATTGCCCTATGAGGTGCTGATCAAGCACTTCACTGCCAGCTACACCGCCGCGCGTGCAGCCGTCATGGAAGCGTGGCAGTTTGTTCGCGGTTGCCGTGACTTCCTGGGCTCACACTTCTGCCAGCCGGTGTACGAGCATTGGCTTGAAGAGGCCATTGCGCAGGGTGATATCGAGGCCCCCGGGTTTTTCGATCACCCGCTACTGCGCTATGCCTACTGCGGTTCGCTGTGGGTGGGCGATGGTCCTGGCACCGTAGATCCGCTGAAGGATATCAACGCCGCTGAAAAGCGGATCGATATCGGCGTCAGCACGCTGGCGAAGGAATCCATGCTCTACGACGGCAGCGACTGGGAGGAAAACCACGAACAGCGCGCCCTGGAAGTGAAGCGCCGTCGCGATGACGGGCTATCAGCTTCACCGACGGCCCGCCCGGACAATGAACCGCCGGCCAATCCCGACCTACCTGAACGGACCTAACTATGAGCGACAACCCAACCGATGCACCCGTGCACCGGGTGACGGCGTTCGACCTGGTGTCACGCGAGCCCTGGGCCATTACCCCGGACATGCTGCAGACCATCACCGCCATTGCCCGTCGGGAGCATGAAGGCCCAGAAGCGCTGGAGGCCAGGCAGGGCAAGCCCCTGCAAAACAGTCGGGTGGTGACTCAACGCGGCAACGTTGCCTTGTTGCCAGTCACTGGCCCGGTGTTTCGCTATGCCAACTTGTTCACGGCGCTGTCCGGTGCAACCTCGCTGGATGTCCTGGCCAAAGAGTTCACCAATGCCGTCGACGATCCACGTACCGACACCATCATCCTGGTGATGGATACACCGGGCGGCATTGCCAGTGGTATCGCTGAGTTCGCTCAGATGATCCGTGCTTCTCCCAAGCAGGTGGTGGCCTACGTATCCGGCAACGCAGCCAGCGCAGGCTATTGGATGGCGGCAGCGGCACATGAAATTGTCATGAGCCGTACCGGCGCCGTTGGCTCCATTGGCACGGTGTTGACGGTGCGTAAAAGCGAAGACGACGGCAGTTTCGAGATCGTCAGCAGCCAGAGCCCGAAAAAGCGGCCTGACTTCGGTACCGAATCTGGCCGTGCTGTTGCACAGGCGCACGTTGACCGACTGACCGACATCTTTGTCGAGGACGTTGCCAACTATCGCGGCCTCAGTGTTGAAACCGTTCTGGCGGACTTCGGCCAGGGCGACATGCGGATTGGCTCGGATGCCGTGGCATTGGGCATGGCCGACCGTGAATCCACCCTTGAAAACCTTATCGCCGAATTCAACGGCAGTCCCTCTGGAGATCGATCCATGTCTACTACCACCAGCAGCACCGCACCCGCACCGACGCCAGAAAAACCAGCTATTACCCGTGAATACCTCGCCGCGAACCATGCTGAGTTGCTTGCCAGCCTGGAGCATGACGCACATGCAGCTGGCGCTCGCGCCGAGTGCGATCGCATCAAGGCAGTCGAGGCGGCCGCGTTGCCCGGGCATGAAGAGCTGATCGCCAGTCTCAAGTTTGATGGCAAAACCAGCGGCGCTGAAGCGGCTGCACAGGTGATTGGCGCCGAAAAGTCCAAGCGCGCCACTGCTCTTGCCGACATCCGCAGCCAGGCCCCTGCGCCTGTACCCAACGCACTCACTCCACCGGTTGCACCAGTTGCCGCCGAAGAGGATCCGGAGGCGCCCCTGGAAGAGCGCGCCAAAGCGACCTGGGACGGTGACAAGGATCTGCGCGCCGAGTTTGGCACTTTCGAGGCCTATCACGGTTATCGCAAGGCCACCGACCGTGGTTTGGTCAAGGTTCTGAAAAAGTAAGCCCTGGTCCGACCCTTAAACCCTGGCTCTGGAGAATCCCATGCCTCTTACACTCGATACCCCCCGCGCTTACGAGATCGGCACCATCAACGACTTGTCGGTTGCCGCCGGTGTGCAGATCTTCGAAGGCTCGGCCGTTGGCATCATCGCTGCTAGTGGCCTTGCTCGCCCTTTGGCGGCGGGTGACCTGTTTGTCGGTTTCGCTGATCGCGGCGTCGATAACCGCACCGGCGCCGCTGCGGCCGCGCGGGTCCGTCTTTGCGAAGAAGGCAAGATTGAATTGCCTGTGGCTGCCCTGGCACTTGCCGATATCGGCAAGCAGGTCTACGCCAGCGACAGCGGCGCGTTCCTGCTGACCGCCGCCGGGAATAGCCTGGTTGGCCATGTTCACCGTTTTGTCCGCTCCGGCGTCGGCATCGTCAAGTTCGCCGCCCAACCAGTACCCGTCGCGCCTTAACGCAACACCCAACCCCCTTTTTTGACCGTATCCTTCTTCAGGAGAATCACCCATGGGTGCTGAAGTACTTTCCAGCCGTGCCGTCATAGGCATGTTTTACGAAATGCTCGAACAGAATGTGGGGTCGAACTGGATCGACGCCGTGTCCAACCTGTTCGATTCTGACCAGGCCAAAGAAACCTACCCGTGGATTGGCATGGTGCCAACGCTGCGTGAGTGGATCGGTGGCCGTCATGCCAAGGGCTTCATCGGCGCTGAACTCGAAATCGAAAACCTGCACTTCGAAGCAACCATTGAGGTTCTGGTCAAGGAGCTGCGCCGAGACAAAACCGGGCAGCTGCGGATCCGCCTTGGTGAATTGGCTGACCGCACAAATGCCCACTGGGCCAGACTGCTCTCGGTACTGTTGCTCAATGGCGAAACCCAGGTCTGCTACGACGGCCAGTACTTCTTCGACACCGACCACGAAGAAGGCCAGAGCGGGGTGCAGTCGAACAAAATCACCACCAAGCTTTCGGAACTGGCCGCGACTGTTCATGGCACGCCGACTCGTCCGAGTGTTGAGGAGTTTCAGCAGGCAGTTGCTCGGTCCGTTACCCAATTGACCAGTCTCAAGGATGATCAGGGCGAACCCATCAACGAACTGGCCCGGGAATTCCTGGTGATGGTGCCGTTCAACCTGTTGAGCGTTGCTCAGTCAGCGTTGAGCGTTCCACGCGGCACCAACATCAACGAGATTGTTATGCCCGACAACGTTGTGGTTCGGGTGGTGGGCAACGTGCGACTCAATGCCTGGCAGGACAAGTTCGTGACCCTGCGTACCGATGGCCGCTTGAAAGCGTTTATCCGTCAGCAGGAAACCGACGTCGCGATGAAGGCGAAGGCGGAAGGCTCGGAATACGAGTTTGACAACGACGCTCATCAGTACGGTGTCGACACCTGGCGCAACGCCGGTTTTGGCCGCTGGCAGTACGCCGTCCTTAACCAACTGGTGGCATAAGCCGGTCGGCCTGCCACCTCACCGAGGACACTGATATGCCGAAATACCGTGTTAAAGAGACCATCACCCTTTACGGCGGGGAGTTGATCCTGACAGCCGCTCAGGCTAGCGCACGCCAGCACTGCCTGGAGCCGGACGAAAAGAAAAAGGGGCGCTACACCATTCTGGAGCCTGTCCAGTTCAAAGTCGGGGAGGTGATCGTCATTCCTGGTGAGCCGGACAAGGCGCTGGAGCAGCGGCTTGTAAAAGTGGACAAGGCAGGAGGGGCCAGCGATGCCGAATAAAACCTATACCGTTCTGTCAGGTTCTTTCCGCCGGCCAGACAACAGCCTGGTGGGCCAAGGTGGCGTAGTCGAGCTGCCGGACGATGTGGCAGATCGCTTTCGTCACCAGTTGGAAGTCGTGGTGCCCGGTCCATCGCTGGCGCCGGCTGGTGATGGTGGACGCAAGTCGAAGGTGAGTCCCGATGCTTGACGAAGACCTCAGGGGCTTCCTTGAGGACTTCGACGTCGGCGGGGTGGTTGATGGTGAGCCGTTTCTGGCGGCACGCGACATGCCTGATGAGATCCATGGCATGGGCGGCACCAACAGCCAATCCACCGGCTACGAGATCCTTGTCATCACCTCGGACGCCGAACGCCTCGGTATCAAAAATTCCAAGCTGATCACCGTCGGTGGTGTGTCCTACCGGGTGCGCGACTGCCGGATGATCGATGACGGCGCCTTCAGCCTAGCCTCACTCACCAAGGTTTAAACCATGCCTTCGATCCAAGAACGCATCGTCGCAAAGGCGCAGGCGCTGATCCTGGCTGCCGACACGCCGGCGGCTGATCGCGTGTTTCGCAGCCGTACCGAGGCGATCACGCGCGACATGACTCCAGCGCTCGTTCTGCGGCCCAGCCTCGAAACTACTGAGCGGGAAAGCTTTTCCGTGGACCGCAACCAGTTCGAACTGACGGTGGAAATCATCGCCCGGGAAGACACTGTCACTGGAGACGCCTGGGACCAGGTGGCTGACCTCGTAAAGGTCGCCGTGCACGCTGTGCTGACCACCGAGGATGCCTTTCCTGAAGCGGACCGGGTACAGCGCTTTTACATCGACTGGATCGAGGACGAAGGCGACAACACAGCCGGCAACTGCCTGGTCCGCTACCGCTTTACCTACCTGTGCAACACCGGCGACTTGACCACCGGCCCCACCTTTTACTGAGGAATAAACTATGCAAATTGCATTCGGCAGTGGGTTGTTTTACGCCACCCCGCTGATGGACGCCTATGGCAACGCCCTGGCGTCACCCACCCCGATCCTGCTGGGCATCATGCAGGAAGCATCGGTTGATCTGTCCTACGACTCCAAGGAGTTGTTCGGTAGCGAGCAGTTCGCCGTGGATGCGGCGCGCGGTCAGGGCAAGTTGTCTGGCAAGGCCAAGGCCGCCCAGATCAGCCTGTCGCAAATGAATGCGCTGGTGTTCGGGCAAACCCTGCAGGCCGGCCAGGTGCTGGTGCACCACGCGACCACGCCCCAGGACATCCCGGTGGGTGGCAAAATCATTGTCGCCGCACCAGGTGCTGGTTTGCTGTCGGGTGATCTGGGGGTTCGCGGCGGTGGTGCAGCTCCCTTTACCCGTGTTCTGGCGGCGCCGGAGAAGGGGGAATACACCTTCGACTCTAGTACCGGTGAATACGCGTTCGCCACTGCGGACGTCGGTGTGCCGGTCTTTATTGACTATCGCTACTCGGTCGCCACCGGCAAGAGCCTTTCAGTGCGCAACTTGCCGATGGGCGATATGCCGGTGTTCCAGGGCGAGCTGTACCTGAAATACAAAGGCAAGTCGATCTACGTGCGCGTGCCCAACTTCGTCAGCAATAAGTTGAGCCTTTCGACCAAGCAGGACGACTACACCATCCCTGACTTTGAATTCACCGGCTATGCCGATGAATTTGGCGAAGTCGCTTACTGGAGTTCCAGCGAATGACCGTCGTTAATATCCCAGGTGTTGGCTTCCCGTTCCCCGGTAAGACATTGGTTATTCCGCCGCTGACGCTGGGCGACCTGGAGCAGCTGCTGGATCGGATCAACCGGGTCATGGCCGGCAACATGGACAAGGACAGTATCGCCACGGTGATCGACGCAACCCATGCGGCGCTTCGTCGAAACTACCCTGATATGGAGCGCAATGAGGTCGCCAACCTGTTGGACCTGAGCAACATGCGCGAAGCACTCAACGCCGTTATGGGGGCGTCTGGGCTTGAGGTGACGGAGCCGGCGCCGGGGGAAGGCCAGGCCCCTTCGACTGGGGCCAGCTCTACGCTCACCTGATTGCCAGTACGGGCCAAAGTCCGGTCACCCTGCGGCGTGACTGGGACATGGTGATGGTGGGCCATATGACGGACTACTGGCGGCACCATCCGCCCGTGCATGTGCTGGTGGCCGGGTATATGGGCTATAAACCGGCAGGAGACGTCACGGATGCGCCTGATCTGGCGAGCAACCTGGCGGCAATGGCTGCGGATATGCGCGGAGAGTTGCCAGAGCATCTGCGCGGGGCGCTGGACGCGTTTGTGGCGCCCGGTTAGTGACTGGACGCCATAGCGCTGCCGCGTTAGCCTCCCGACACCAAACCAGGGAGGCTATTTGATGCGTTATTTGGTTGCTTTAATGATTGGAGTGATTGCTTTCAGTGCTGAGGCGGATACTGATAAGGAATTCAAACAAACTGCTCTCGCAAAAACATTGGTTAAAGCGCGACTCAAAGATCCTGATGCTGTTAAGTTTCAAGGGATTTACGCAAACAAATTACCAAATGGAAATCTGGTTATTTGTGGAGAGGTGAATTCTAAAAATAAGTACGGGGGTTATGCCGGGTATCAAAGGTTTTTCAGTACAGGCGCCTCTGTGAAATTCAAAGAGGACTCGCCTGAGACATTCGATCAAATTTATCAAATGGTTTGTCCTAAATAAGTTTGCCTGTAAAAACAAGACCTCGCCTCGGCGGGGTTTTTTATTCTCTGCGATATGAGGCCCTGGCATGGATAGGAATATTGCGTATCAGTTCACTGCCGGTACTCAGGGCTTTGATCGAGCAATTGAAAGTATTGAACGTAACATGCGCGATGCCAGGACTACGTTTAGTCGGGAACTGAGGGCCATCAATACAGAGATGGTGGGAAGTCAGGCCCAGCTAAGCCGTTTTGGTCCAGCGGTAAATGACGCTCTCGGTGGTGTTAGCACGATCATGCGTTCAGGGCTTTCCAGTGTGGCTGCTGGGTTGATCGGCGTGTTTGCGCTGGGTGCCTTCAAGGTCAAGCAGCTAGTTGCGGACAGCAAGGATGCGGCGATTCAGCAACAAGCTGCTTATCGTGGTTTGGAAGCCGTAGCCAACCATGCTGGCGTGGGTATTGGCCGCGCTATGGATGAGGCGAATAAGCTCGCGGCTGACGGTCTACTCAGCGTCGGTGATGCAGCGAAGGCGCTTCAAAATCTGTTGAGTCGGGGATATAGCGTCGATCAGGCCGTAGGAGTAATTACCCGTTTGAAGGACGCTGCAGCGTTCAACCGCCAAGCGAATCTCAGCATGTCTGAGGCAGTGGTGACAGCTACCGAAGGTTTGAAGAATGAAAACTCGGTACTGGTCGATAACGCTGGCGTGACGAAAAACGTTGCAAAAATGTGGGACGAATATGCCAAGAGTATTGGCACTACCCGCGACAAGTTGACTGACTCGCAGAAGATCACCGCTGAATACAACGGTGTGATGAAAGAGACAACTGCACAGGTGGGTAACGCGGCGAAAGCGGCGGAAGGGCTAACCGGTAGCCAGGCCGAACTCGACTCTAAAAGCAATGAGCTTCAGGTAACTATTGGAACCATTCTTGAGCCTGTCTTCGTTAGCTTAAATAAGAAACTCTCTGAAACCGCAGGTTGGTTCAATAGCTTGTTGAAAGGCATGACAGGTGTAGGCGCCACCGTGGATGAGGTGGCTGCAAATGTCGCCCGCTACGAAGCTATCCTCAAGGATTTCAAGCCAGGCCCGCGGGGTAACGGCAGCAAAGCGCCGCTCGAAGCGGCTTTGGTGGAAGAGCGTTTATTGCTGGAAAACATGCAGCTTGTCTCCAACAAGGTAGACGAAGTGGACGCCGGTATGCGTTCTCGTGTTGCGCGTATTGAAGAGCAGCGCCGAAAGGTGGCTGACATGGCGGCAACGGGTGACACGGCGCTAACTAAGGCTCCGCAGCAAGGTAGGACGGCGCCAACAGCTTACGGCATCGAGATCGCCCGTCTGACCAAGCTTGAAGCCGGCTATGCCGCCGCAATTGAGCATCGAAAAAAGGTCGAGGAGGCGACAACGCCACCGAAAAAAACTGATACCCCTGCAACAGCACCCGGCAAAGCAACCTCGCGAGTAAGCGAATGGTCCGAAGCGCTGGATGCGCAAAAAGTCGCTCACGCCCAGCAGCAGGCAGAGCAGGGCACGTTTCTCCAGTTCTCCCAGCAGCAGGAGGCGGATTACTGGCAAGGTATCCTCAAACGCGCCGACTTGACGGCCAAGGAACGCCTGGGCGTGCAACGCAACTACCTGACGGCTCTGGGTTCACTACGTCGCCAGGATGAAGGCAAGGCATTTGCTGACCTCCAGGCCCAGGCCCAGCAGTTTCGCAACAACATGGATGCGCGTTTGAACATCGCTCAGCAGACGCTGGAGCGCAGCCGGCAGCTCTATGGCCAGGACAGTCAGGAATACCGTAGGGCGGCGTCTGAGGTCGTCGCCATCGAGCGGGAGAAACAGCAGCAACTCACCAACATGAAACAGCAGGAATATGCCGCTGATAAGCAAGCCCGGCTGACCGATGTTGCCCATGCCGAACAAATGGCTCAGTTGGACCTGCAAGCCAATCTGATCACCCAGGCTCAGTTACTGCAATCCCAAGCCGAGTTTGAAAAACAACGGTATGCCATCGAGGCTGAAGCGCTGGCTCAACGCAAGACCCTGCTGGATCAGGATCCTGACCGTAATCCGGTCGCGCTGCAGCAGGTCCAGCAGCAGATCCTCGCCCTGGAGCAGACTCACCGAAACAGCATGGCCGTGATCGGCCGGCAGCAAACCATGGAATCTCAGAGCAACTGGACCGGGATGATGGGGAGTTTGCAGTCCAGCTGGTCTAGCGGGATGAACGGCATCCTCACTGGCACGATGGGCACACAGGGGCTGCTCAAAGGGATTTTCGGCAGCATCGGTACGGCGTTCGTCGAAAACATGGTCACCAAGCCATTGATGGCCTGGATCTTCGGCGAGACGGCGAAAACGGGCGCGACTGTAACCGGCGTCGGCTTGCGAACTGCCGCCGAGGTTGGAGGTGCCGCGATGTCTGTAGCGGTCTGGGGCGCGGCCACCATCAGCAACATCATTTCCAGCGCCTACCAGGCCATCGCGGGCGCGTTTGCAGCGATGTCGGCAATCCCGATCATCGGCCCGGCTTTGGGGGTTGCAGCGGGTGTTGCTGCTGGTGCGTTCGTGTTCGGCTTGATCAAGAACGTGGCGTCTGCTGAAGGCGGCTACGACATCCCGGCCGGGGTGAATCCAATGACCCAACTCCACGAACAGGAAATGGTTCTGCCCAAGCAGTACGCCAACGTAATCCGTCAGGCAGCGAACGGCGAAGGTCAGTTGGGCGGCGGTGGTGGCGGGGGTTACCACTATCACGACAGCAGCGGCCGGCTCACACCGGCGGACATTCGGCGCAACGCCCGGGTGTTTGCTCTCGAAATGCAGAAGCTGCAGCGCAACGGTGCACTCAAGGCATAAGGAGTTTTCATGCTGCTCGGGCCATTTTTTCCAGCGCGATGGATTGCCGGTTTACCGGATCGCGGTGTTATGGCGGACGACGTGTTGCCCTACATGCCAGGGCAGACGTACCTCGCCAAGAAGTCTCCAGCGTGGAGCACGGGAGTACAGACGTCGGCCAGCGGTCGACGTCGTACCACAGCGTATTACCCGGCGCCGTTCTGGACCTTTCAGATCAACTACAACGCGGTGCGCAAACGTCCAGGTCTTGATGAATGGTCGCGGCTGGTGGCGTTCTTCAATCGCCGAAAAGGGCAGTTCGGAGACTTTCTGTATTTCGACAGGACCGATCACCAGGTGACCAAGCACCGCTTTGGCTTCGGCGACGGGGTTACCCGAACGTTTCAGCTGACGCGGGCCATTGAAGGGTGGGTCGAACCCGTTTACGGAGTAGTCAACATTGACCTGATGACCATCGCCGGAGCGCCTGTGACGGCCTACAGCGTCAGTGCTCTCGGCCAGGTCACGTTCGCCCAGGCACCCGGGCTCGGCCAGGCCTTGGAGTGGACAGGCGCCTTCTTTTTCCGCTGTGCATACGACTCAGATTCGCTAGACGGCGCCCAGCCGTTCGGGCGGATCTGGGAGATGAAAAACGTCTCTTTCACGAGCATCAAACCATGATCGATGTCAGTCCTGAGTTGAAACAGTTTCTGGCTACGGCCCGAAGCTTTGTGATGGCCGATCTTTACACCATTACCCTGGCAAGTGGTCAGGTGCTGCGTTACACCGATGCCGGCGTGCAATTGTTCGCCGATGGCGCGAATTATTCCGCGTCCGGCCCCCTGCTCAAACGTACCGGCATCCGCACGGTTCGAGGGGTGGAGGTCGACACCTTGAGCGTCACCCTCTACGCCGGCGTCGAGGACACGTTGCTGGGGGAACCGATTCTGGCGTTCATCGCCGGTGGTGGTTTCGATGGCGCGTCATTGAGCCTGGCCCGGGCGTTTATGCCCGATTGGACGGCTCCAGTAGTCGGTACCGTGTTGCGCTTCATTGGGCGGGTTGCCGAGGTTGATCCTGCTGATCGCGAGCAGGCGACGTTCTCGGTTAAATCGCCGATGGAGCTGCTCGATACCAAGGTGCCTAAGGGGGTCTATCAGCCTGGATGCCTGCGGACGGTTTACAGCGCTGATTGCGGCGTTAATCGCTCGCTGTTCGAAACTGCAGGTTCGGTGCTGGAGGCTGCTAGCGGTCTACGCATTCGTACCGATATCGGCGCCGAAAACGGTTGGTTTGACCAGGGGGTGATCCGGTTCGTGAACGGCGGCAATGCCGGCGTTGCGCGCACTGTCCGTCGTCAGACGGCTGACGGTTCAGTCACTGTGATTCTTGGTCTGCCGGCAGAGCCGCAACCGGGGGACCAGTTCCTGATTTATCCCGGTTGCCCCCGCACGCTGGACGCCTGCACGAACAAGTTTGGCAATCGCGGGCGTTATCGTGGCATGCCGTTTATCCCTGTTGCGGAGACTTCCGTATGACCGAATTGGAGTTGCAGCAGCGCGAAGCCGTGGTCGCCGAGGCAAGGCGCTGGCTCAGGACGCCTTATCAGCACCGTCAGCACTTGCTGGGCGTGGGCGTGGATTGCGCCTGGCTGTTGATCGAGGTGTATCACTCGCTGGGCCTCTTACCTTGGATTGATCCTGGGTCTTACGCCCAGGATTGGCACTTGCACCGCAGCAAAGAGTTGTATCTGGCCTGGCTGGAAGAGTACGGGCGGCAAGTCGAAACCCCGCAACCCGGCGATGTCGCCATCTGGAAGTTCGGCCGCACCTACAGTCATGGGGCAGTCGTTATCGATGAACACCGAGTCATTCACGCCTTTTTAGATATCGGTGTGGAAGTGGCTGATATGCGCGAAGAGCGCTTGGCAAGCAGACCGGTGCGTTATTACACACTCAACAGTTTTGGAGGCAGTGATGGGGGGAGGTGGCGGTAGTTCAATTTCCAATAGTGCAACGCGCATCAACGCGCTGCAGATCCAGAGCAGTGCCAGTGGCAAGCCCATCGCCTGGATTGCTGGACGTAACCGGATCAGTCCCAACCTGATCTATTACACAGACTTCGATGCGGTTGCCAAAACCACCAAGACCAAGACTGGCGGCAAGGGCGGCGGCGGAGCCACACAGAAAGACACCAGCTATACCTACTATGCGGCAATCATCCTCGGTATCGGCCGGGGCCAGCTCGGCTCGGTGCGGCGGATCTTTCGTGACAAGGAAGTCTTCGCCGATAAGGTTGTCGATGGTGTCACGCAGTCGGCACTGGCTCAGATAGGTTTGAGCTTCATGCCGGGCACAGCAGACCAGCCTGTCTGGGGTTACCTGGAGACTAATCACCCGACCGAGGCGATCGCCTATTCGGATACATCGTATGTGTATGCGGCGCGCTACTTGCTCAATGACAACGCCGGCGTGCAGAACCATACCTTTGAGGTTGACGGCCCTTATCAGGTGCCTGGCTTGCCCGATGCTAACCCTGGGCTCTTTCTGCCGGGGCTGTTGCTGGACCCGCTGGATGGCATAGGTTTTGATCCTCGTTGGATTGATGACCTGAGCAGTTATCGCGATTACTGCCTGGCCGAGAACTTGTTGCTCAGTCCCGTGCTGGATGAGCAGGCCCCGTGTAGCGAAGCCATCACGCGCTGGTTGCAGCTGACCAACAGCGAGGTGATTTGGTCTGCTGGAAAAATGAAGGTGATTCCCTTCGGTGATCAGGTGGTCACTGGCAACGGAGTGACCTGGTACCCGAATGTCACTCCGGTGGCACACCTCACGGATGATGACTTCTTGACGGAGGAGGGTGAGCCGCCGATTCAGTTGAAGATCAAGAGCCAGGCCGACAGCTACAACGAAGTGTCGCTGGAGATCCTCGACCGCGATCACGAGTACAACACCGATGTAGTACGCGCACCGGATCAAGCTGCTATCGAGCAGTTTGGCTCTAAGCCGATGGACACCATCAAGGCTTACGAGATCTGCAACACGGCCATTGCGTCGCACTCGGCGCAACTGCTGGTGCAACGCAAATTGTATATCCGCAATGAATACCAATTTTCCCTCGGTTGGCAGCATGTGCTGCTGGAACCGATGGATTTGGTCACGATCACAGAGCCGGCGTTGAAGCTTGATCGCCGCCTGGTCCGGCTGATTTCTGTTGAGGAAGATGAAGACGGCAAGTTGGCTGTTGTGGCTGAGGATGCCTTGCTGGGGACGGGCAGCGCACCGAATTATCCTGTGCAAAGCAAGACGGGTTATCAGGGCAATCAGAACGCGGCGCCAGGTCCAGTGCTGCCACCGATTATTTTCAACCCACCAGAAAGTCTGCTGCTACCAGGGGAGACGCAGGTCTGGGGCGCGGTCGCCGGTGCCGGTGAGGCTTGGGGTGGCTGTGAAGTCTGGATCAGCGCCGACGGTGACAGTTATCGGATGGTGCAGAGTGTCTACGGTCGCTCACGTATTGGACGACTAACGTCGCCGTTGCCTCCTGGTAGTGATCCTGACACCACCAACAATTTGGCAGTGCAACTCTCGGTCGCCGATCAGTTGACCGCCGCTACAACCGCTGAAGCAGATAGCGGTGCAACACTGTGCTGGATAGACGGCGAACTGATCAGTTACCGCGATGCGATCCTCACGGGGCCAGGAGCTTACAACCTGCAGTACTTGCGCCGGGGCCGCTTGGGGTCATCCGTGGCAAACCACCCTGTGGATGCGTCATTCGTGCGCCTGGATGACGCTATTTGGAAGTACAGCTACACGGCGGACCAGATCGGCCACACCGTCTGGGTCAAGTTCCGCTCGTTTAACGTGTTTGGCCGCTCGCTTGAAGATCTGGCCGACGTAACACCCTACAGCATCACGTTGTTGCCGGCTCGGGTTGTCCCTGGTGTGGCGCAGGGGCTTGCGCTGGTCGGAGCGTTTGAGGCGCCTTATTTCACCGTTGGCTGGTCCGCTGGGGCCCATGCAGCAGATCGCTTGATCAGGATCCGCAATGCCAGCACGAACGCTTTGTTGCGTGAGGTGGCCACCACCAGCACCACGTTCACCTACCAGTTGGCAGACGCCTTGGTTGACGGTCCTTTGGTCCGTAGCTACCGGGTTGAGGTCATTGAGCGCAATTCAGCGGGGAGCGCACCAGTCGCCGCCCTAGTCGTGGTCAACACGGCGCCGCCCGCTGTGTCAGGTACCGGTGCGACGGTTAGTGGCACGACCGCCAACGTCAGCTGCAGCACAAGTGTTGCGCCTGACGTCGCAGGCTACATGTTCGTGTACGCCACTTCGCCTGGGTTTGATCCAACTATCACCGGCACCATCGGCTATCAGGGCGCCTCAGTCGCCGGTCAGATCACAGGCCTGGCGCCAGGCACAACTTACTACCTGCGCGCTGCCGCGTTCGATACGTGGAGCAGCGTCCGCTCCCAACTCAATTTCGCTCCTGCGATTACATTTAAAACCTGACAGAGATTAACTATGCAGCCTATTCAGTTCTTCGCCGCACGGGCCGAAGACGGTGCCCTATTGCCTGGAGCAAGCGTGGACGTGTTCGTTCATGGATCGCAGGAGCGTGCCGTCTTGTTCTCAGACTCTGCCGGTAATATGCCGCTCAGCAACCCGTTTCTCGCTGACGCCAACGCCCGGGTGTTCTTCTACTCAACTACTAATCGCATCGACATTCAGATCAGCCGCTATGGCTACGTTGCGCCCAGGATCATGGATATCTCGACCTTGGACGTGGCGACGGCCGTAGAGCAGGTACGGGGCGAGATTGATGCAGCATTGGGGAAGATCTCGGATTCGTTGGTTGCTATGGAGGACGAGTTCTATCAGCTTCTGAAAAACTCTGGTTATGAAAGCGCGTTCTTGACCTACGGGGCGGGCGTGGTGATAGAGCGCATCACCCAATTGGTCCAGCGGGAGGATCGTCGCTACCGGGTTCTAAATCCTGATGATTTGCCTTTGACCCTGACTGGCACCTGGGCGACAGACGCACTGAAGCTTTCATTTGTCGGTGATGACGCATTGCGTCAGGAGCTTTATGACTACCTCGATCCAGCAAATACGGGGTTCAGCAAGGTTGGCCGTGCTGTTGGTTTCATCCATACAGCGGCCGAACTCAGTACCGTTAAGGGCCGCTATGAGGGTGATGTGGTTTATCTGGCCGGTAATACTTCGGAATCGGACGGGTTTGCTGGCTTACTGCCTTGGCGGGCATCCAGCACAGCGCCAGCTGATGGCAAGAATGTTTATGGAGTAGCGGGCGTGCCGGTGGGGCGGTGGGTTCGGGATAAGAAGCCGTTCACACCGAGCGCTGCCGAAGTATTTACGTCAATTGGGAGTCCGGTGGTTGCAGAAGTACTCAGAATGCAGGCGATGTTCAAGGCTGAGGCTATTCGCCGTAAAGCGGGCTGTCAGCCTTGGGTAACGCTCGGGCCGGCTGATATGACAAAAGTGGGCGTTACCACAGACCCGCGCGTCAACTCGGCAGCAATCTCGATTACTTCGGCTGCCAGTGCGCAAGCTTTGGCAGCTGGCGGCACGGGTACCGCGCTTGATCCTTACATCATCAAAAACAGAAACCTGACATTCGCCAGCGGTACGCCCGCGTTCGTATTCAACGATCCTTCCGCTACTTACTACGTTCGATTTTACAACGTGCAGGCGTCCGGTACGTCCAACGGTTCGTCCGCGATCAATATGGTCGCCTTTGGGACACCGATAACATTTGAACGATGCAAGTTTGCCGGAGCTAGCGGTACCGGTGATGAGACGTTGGCGACCATCAGCGCGGGTGCATTGGAGCTGTATGGCTGCGAAGTCTCAGGCATGTCTAGTTATTGCTTTGTAGGAGCCGGACTTACTTCGAAGAGGGTGAAGTTGACTGACTGTATCGTCGTCGGTACTGCAAAGGCCGTTAACACCAATGGTGTTTTTTATGCGGCAGCAGCTGGCGAGTTCATAGTTGAAATTTACCGTTGCTCATTCACTTCGCGGCACTTCCACTGGCACGTTGGCAACGGATGGACGATTGATTATGTCCAGGTCCAAGACACCATCATTGGCGGTTGCGCTGTGGGGATTGGCGACCTCAACTATTTGAAGCCTGGTGGCAATATCCTCAGCCAGCTTCCCAACATGATTCGGCGTAGTCACTTCAAAAATGTTCGTTTCAGCTATACGCCAGGTGTCACGCAAACAGCCGCTTACGGCAATGGCGCCGATAAGTGCACTTTTGAAAACTGTTCGTTTGACGGGAACGTCGCAGATCGCCGCCTCTTTGAATGGCGTCGTACCAGTGATGTGACAGTACTTCGTTGCTACTTTTCGAAGTTGCAAGGCGGCAATACCGCAGGGAACGAGGTATGCGAGTTCTGGGAGTCTGCAGGTTTGACGATCCAGGAATGCTGGACCAACGGGGCGCCGGAGGACTGCTACGAGTTAGTCAGCTCCTACGGTCGGAATAAATTCATTGATAACGTTGCTGACAACGTGACCGGGCAAATAATTGACTTGTTCGGCGTGGGCAGCTTTGACGTTGAAGTTAACGGGGTCTATGGCGATTGCGGTGATGCCGTGGTGCTGGTGACCGACGTTGACTACGTGATGATTACGAATGTGTATGCCAAACAGACCGGCACATCTGCTTTAGGTGCGGTGGTGCTGGAGCGACGCAACGCAGTTCCTGGCGCATCTCCCAAAGGCTGTGTGGTGACCGGGTTCCTGCCGCTACCCGCTGTGTGTAGCCAAGGCAAACCGTTCGCAATCGACACCCGGCAGGCTGGCGCAGCGGGTGGGCTTGGATCGAACTTCGCTACCTGGTGGGAAGATGGAGAATTGAAACTCCACGGCGCTGCGAATCCTGATCGCCTGATTCTTTGCTAACAACAATATTGCCCCGCTTATGCGGGGCTTTTTTACGGCTGGAGAAAGCTATGTCAATTACAGAGCAGCAGTTGCTGCAGATACTCCCGAACGCCGGCCGCCAAGCCGGCGTTTTCGTTCCTGTACTGAATACGGCCATGACAAAGTACGGGATCGTCACTCGACTGCGAGCCGCCGCGTTCATCGCTCAGGTCGGGCATGAGTCGGGGCAGTTCCGCTGGCTGAAAGAGTTGTGGGGCCCCACTCCGCAACAGGCCGGGTACGAAGGCCGTTTCGACCTGGGCAACAAGGTAAATGGCGATGGCTTCAAATACCGTGGACGTGGCCTGATCCAGGTTACCGGCCGGGCGAACTATGCAGCGTGCGGTGAGGCGCTTGGCCTGGACCTGATCAATCAGCCCGCACTGCTCGAGCAGCCGCAGTACGCAGCTATGTCGGCGGCGTGGTTCTGGTCCTCCCTCGGGCTGAACACCCTGGCAGACCAGGGCGATTTGCTGAAGATCACTAAGCGCATCAACGGTGGTACCAACGGACTGGCCGACCGTCAGGCGCTGTATGGCAAGGCGCTGAAGGTGCTGGCGTGACGCTGGTGCAGAAGTTGGCTGTGGTCCTGCTGGCCATGGCCGTGAGCTTCGGCGCCGCCTGGCAGGTGCAGGACTGGCGGTATGACGGGAAGCTGGCCAAGCAAGCGGGGCAGTTTCAGACGGACCTCGACGCGCTCGGCAATGCCGCTACCACCCAGGCGCGCGCCGAGCAGGACAAGCGCCTGGTCATCGAGCAGAAACTCGCTATCCAGGACCAACAACACACAAAGGAATTATCCGATGAGCAACGCAAGCAGGCTGTTATCCGTGATCGCCTTGCTACTACTGAACTCCGGCTGTCAGTCCTTCTCGACGCCACGGATTCAGCCAGTGGCTGCAGCGTGCCTGCCACCTCCAGCGCCGTCGGCGTGGTTCATGCAGCCCGTCGAGCCCAACTTGACCCAGCGCATGCTCAACGAATTATCGGCATCACCAACGCCGGCGACCAAGGATTGATTGCGCTAAGGGCGTGCCAGGCTTACGTTAGAGAGGTATCTCGATAAATCCTGGTTATCATATTGGCTCGGGGTTAGATGATTCGATTCCCCTAACTGGAGCGCCATGCGCCAGCATCTCGTTGCCAGTGGCTTGATCGACAAGAATAGTTAGCTGAAGAAATTGACATTTTTCGACTGTACAGTCGAGAAGTAACGTTACACCTGAAAGGAAAATGTTTGAAGGAAGTGCGATTATTTCGCCGCAGTTATTAAAAGAGTTATCTCGATATAAGCCCCCGATAATCGCAAGTGTGGAAGGGCCAGTGAACACGCATCCTTTAAAGTGTTTGTTCTTATGGAGTTGCTGTCCGGGCAGTTTTAGGTCTTCAATATGGATTATCAGGTTTGTGAAACTTTCGGCTAATGGATTTACATCGCTTTTTTTCATTAGCTGAACTTTGTAAAGATCCGCTATTGACTGCTTAAGCATTGCCGACTTAATTAGGAAAAATATCAATGATAGGGCCAGCGCAACAACTATCCCTGTGGCAATCCAGTAAATTGGCCCGAACTGGCTTAGGATAGGGTCAGCTTTGGCGATTAGAGCGGAGCCGGTGGCGCTACCCCCAATGAAAACTAAAGTTATTATGCGCCATCCCCACTCGGCAGCGGATAGCCCCGTTTCAAAAATTGTAATGGAACTCCATATTTTATTATTTGCCATATTGGTCTATTTCCATTCGATGAGATGTAATGGCTCGCCTCGCTTTCGGCTCACAGGGTTCCTCGGCGGAACAGAATGGGCCTTTCTTACTCCAGGTGACAATTATGCGAATCTATCATGTTGTTCGCGTTGTATACGATTTTTCATGCTCCTTCTTGCAGCATGGATTGGAGGCTCCTGAATTAGGAGGGCCACCTAGGAGCTTCGTTGTATCAGCTTTGGTCCTTTGTTCCGTACATTGCCCACGGCCGTATCGACCTTGAACCATTCGAAGGCCTCGGCCGGGTCGCCCTGGTGCAGCACCATCTGCTCGGCGCGCTCCTTAGGCGTGGCCGGGTCCAGCCATTCTCGGGCCAGGTCCGGCGTCAACACCACGGGGCGCCGGTCGTGGATGTCCACCATACCGCCGGCGCTGTCGGCGGTGATGATCACGAACCCGTCATGCTCGCCTGGGCCTTCTTCGCTGTCGGGCAGTTGGCCAATGGCAGCGCACAGCACGGGCGCCCCATCTCGCCGGCGGATGAGGTAGGGCTGCTTCTTTGGTCCGCCTTCGTCCACCCACTCAAACCAGTTATCGATGGGCGTGATTGCCCGGTGCGGCCAGATCGCCCGGAAGAAAGGGCTGAGCGCTACTTTCTCCACGCGTGCATTGATTGGCGCCGCACGATCCTTGGCCCAGTATGGCCGCCATCCCCAGCGCACCGGGTCAGCGTGTAGTAAATCGCCCTTCAGGTGCAGCAGCGCAACCGCGGTTGTCGGTGCGACGTTGTAGCGCTCTAGCGGCTGATCGCCTACGGAGTTCGCCAGAGCATTGGGCATACTCAGCGCCGCAACGAAGTCGTGGATGCCGCTGTATTGTGAAAGCCTCCCGCACATAAGCACGTCTCCGTCCGTCGAAATCCCCGACAGAAAAATTGACCGCAAGCCGGCTGCAAAGTTAACTGTACATTCGTACAGTATATGTAGAAGGCTGCATCATGAGCTTTACCATTTTAGGCCCTATATCCGAAGGCGGCACGAAGCTGCCTTACTGCTCATTTCGTGTACCGGCTGGGTTCCCATCACCAGCGGCCGATCACATTGAGCAGCATATCTCATTGGATGAGGTTCTAAATATCAGGGCGCCGCACGTCTATCTGATCGCGATTACTGGCGAAAGCATGCAAGGGGCGGGAATTTTCGAGGGAGATCTGGCTGTTGTGGATCGTTCAATTGAGCCGGCCCACGGGCACGTCGTTGTGGCACTTTTAAACAATGATCCCGTCTGCAAGCGACTGTGCAAGCGTGGGAAAGAGGTGATTCTCCTGTCAGAAAATCCGAAATACCCAGCGAGGTATGTTTTGGAGGGTGACGAGCTATCGATTTGGGGCGTGATCATCAGCACGGTGCGCAGCCATGTCTGACACGCCAGTCTTTGCACTGATTGACTGCAATAGCTTCTATGCAAGTTGCGAGCGTGTCTTCCGTCCGGATCTGGCAAAGGTGCCCATCGTGGTATTGAGCAATAACGACGGTTGCGTCATTGCCCGGAGTTATGACGCCAAGCCTTTTATCAAGATGGGCGAGCCGTATTTCCAAATCAAACACAAGCTCAAACAGCACGGCATCGTTCCCTTCTCATCCAACTACGCGCTTTATGGCGACATGAGCGAGCGAGTAATGACCCTAATCGAATCGATGGTTCCTACCGTCGAGATTTATAGTATCGATGAGGCCTTTGCTGACCTATCGGGTATTCCTGAGTTGGATACTTTGGGCCGACAGATCCGGGCACGGGTGTTGCGCTGCACTGGCATACCGGTGGGTGTTGGAATAGCGAACACTAAGACCTTGGCCAAGCTGGCCAACCACACCGCAAAGCGACTGCAAGCTCAGACCGGTGGCGTGGTGAACATTACCGATCCGGTGAAGCGCGATTGGGTGCTGCGTAATACTCACGTCTGCGAAGTGTGGGGCGTAGGCCGCAAAATGAAACTCCACCTCGACGCCATGGGCATAAAATCAGCGATGGACCTGGCCAAGGCAGATCCTTGGACGCTCCGTAAAAAATTCAGCGTAGTGGTCGAGAAGACGGCGCGTGAATTGGCCGGCACGTCGTGCCTGGAGCTGGACGAGCCCGACCCGCCGAAGCAGGAAATCTGCTGCAGCCGGATGTTCGGCAAGCGGCTGACTGAGCTGTCACCGATCAAGGAGGCGGTGGCCACCTACATGATGCGCGCCTCAGAAAAGCTGCGCGCCCAGAACTCACTTTGTAAGAAGGTCCGCGTCTGCATCCGCACCGGGATGTTCAACCCCGAGGAGGCGAAGTATGCCAACGGTGTGGTAGTCGATATGCCGTACCCCACCGATGACGTGCGCCTGCTCACGAAAGCCGCCGTCGATGCGCTCGACAGGATTTTCCGGCCAGGTTTCAAATACAGCAAGGCAGAGGTAATGCTGCTCAACCTGTGCCAGCCAGGCGAATATACCGATGATCTTTTTGCAATATCGCAGCCGACCAAGGCTACCCAGGTTATGACTGTCCTTGACCAGATCAACGAGAGGTGGGGAAGGGGAACGCTTCGTTCTGCTAGCGTGCCCATCAATCCCGAGTGGGGTATGCGTCGGGAGATGATGAGCCAGAGTTACACCACCAAGCTGGACGAACTTTGGGCTGTAGCTTGCAAGTAGCCGTTATTCCGGACTCATCAATACCGCCAGAGTCAGCTTGATGAATTCCTCGTTATCGTCGATGGCATGGAGGGCACCGCGAATATTTTCTGCTACTTCCGCGGAGCCACGCTGCTCCACCCAGTTTGATAGCTCCATGATGGAGGCTTCCAAGGCGAGTTGATTTTCGTATAGCTTTGAAAGCAAGGTTGGGAGTATGTCTGAGTTGGGCAT